GCCCTCACTTTTTTTAATTAACTACGCAACTTTCCATAGATAAGCGCCAGCGCCTACCTTTGTTGCAAGTGCGCCATAACCATAGTAAGCAACCTTGATTTGGCCAGTTGCTACCTGTGCAGTCTCCAAGCGGAAACGGCTTGACTCATACCAAGTATAAGCCTCTGGATTGATGATGATGATTGTGTCATCTCCGATACCTGAGCCAGTTGTGAGATTGCGATCTACGCGGAAGTTCAAGCCAAGTAGATTTCCAGTTGCAGAACCTGCACCGAGATTTCCACCCTGATTCATATTGCCAATCAAGTTCTGGTAAATCGGACGGCCAGCATCAGCTAAATTCTGGATTGCGCCCCATTGCTGAGGAGATGCAATGATATTTTGTGCAAATCCAAGAGTGTTGGAATAGATTGAAACTCCAGCATCGGATACGAAATCAAGAAGTCCAGCTGCATCAAGAGTGCGGTTTCCGCCATCTGTTCCACCAGCAATTAAGCCAGTTACAACTGCTACATCTGTTGCCTTTGCATAGGCATATTCCATTTGACGGACTAGCTCATCAAAGAACGCAGGAGAACTTCTGTCAAGCAGCTCTACAGAAAATTCCTGACCGCCCGCATATTTCTTGACAGACACAGATAAAAATTCACTGGTCATTCCTGTTTCATCAATTGTTGCTGCTTCTGATTCTTCTCCAACAGTTGGAACTGCTGTGAGCTTTGGAATCTCAAAAGTCATACCTGCATCAGGTAGAACTCCGCGAGATACTGAATCGACTGCTGGACGATCAGCATTTGCAAGAGGATTGATTACCTCAGTTAGCTGACGAGTTGGGACAAGACCAGCGTTATTGCTAGTTGTGTCATCTGCTGCGCGAACATAAGCGCGAGCATCGTCATTGCCTAGAGCAGCGCGAACGCTCATTTCTAGGTATTTAGACTTGGTAAATTCAAGTCTTGGAGTTGTGTAGAAAGCTGGCTTTGGAGCTGCAGCTTCTACTTTGGCTGCTTCTACCGCTTCTTCAACGGCAGGAGCAGGAGCGGTAGTGTCAGACACTTGGTCTCCTTCGGTTGGTTTGTCTGAATCAGCGGTTGCCAAATCAGAATCTTCTTTTGGTGCTTCATTCTCTGATGCTGCTACTTCGCTAACGCGAGCAGAGTCAATTGCAGGATCAGTAACTAGAGAAACTTCATCTAAGGTTGCTGAAGTAATCTGCATAACGCCTTTGTTGTTAGTCCATTCATTTATCTGAGCGCCTACGCTAAATCCATCGCGCAAGCCTTCTGTAGCTTCAATTAAAGCATCTTCTCCAGCCATAGTATTGGCGATACGAAATGTAGCCACAATTTTATCGTTTTCAACAGAGTGGCTGACAAGTTTTCCAATGGGTCTAGTTCTGTCGTGTTCAAGGAGAAGCTTCACAGGCTTCATCTCAATAGAATCTTTTGCAAATATTGTTGGGCCTACTGAGGTATTGCCTTGCTCATTCCAAGTAACGATAGTCCCAGTAATTGTTCTTTTAATTGTGTCGGCAGCGGTAACTGCCATTGGCATATTAACCTTCATTTGGAATCAAATCTTCCTCTCGCTGAATTTGCTCAACGCTCATCGCGCCAATGCGGTTTAGGATTTCATAAACTTGAGCTCTCTCTAATGCGTTACCGCGTAGGAAGTCATCAAGTGCAAAGCGCGTCATAACTGGATTAGGCACAAAGTCCGGTAATGATAGGCGTTCCTCAATCGCTTTAAGTATTGGGCGAAGTGAGAAATCTACTAGTGAGCGCCGCTCGGACACAGCGTTTGAGTAAGTCATTGAAGTCGTTTCGGCGCTCAAGAAGTAGGCAGGTATTCCACAAGCCCTCGCTAATTCTAGTGCTACATATTGACGCGCTTCAGCAAGTTGCATTGATTTAGGATCAAAGCCAAATTCTTTCAAATCAACATCAGCATTTAGAAATGCAGTTGAGCGAGATTGACGAGCAGTTTTCCAAGCACTTAATAAAGCTGAAATTCTTTCGGCAGTTAAATTAGTTCCATTTGATTTAAGAACCATAGTTGGGGCAGGCTCTTTAGCATAATTAACTGCTGCGTTCTCAAGATATACCGCTGCAGCAATTGTCTTGCCTGCTCTGTGAAGCAATCCTTCATCAGGGCCATCAAATCTTATTAGAGAACCTACACCTTGAAGCGGAACTGAGTGGCCATCAACTTTATATCCAGTAATTTCAGTATTTAGGAAATCTGTATCAACTGTGACTCTATCTGGACTGACGCGAGTCCAAGCTCTTACTCGACCGCCATCTGTTGATGAATACATTTCCAAGACTTGACCATAACCAGCACCATAGAGCCAAATATCTTCAGCGAGCCAGTTATAAATTACGAATCCTGCAACTCTTGGGTCTGGTTGATTAATAACGCGATGCGGATCTACATACTGTCCAGTTATGCGATTAAAAGTGGTAAGAGGTAATGATCCAATAGTTCCGCAAATGATATTGCGAGCTCTAGCAACGGATGGAACGCTCATTGCTAATTGGCGAGTGGTATTAGTCGCACCGCCGAGAATATTATAAACTGAATCGCTAATCTGGACGGGAGTTAGCGCGGCTGCAACATCTGAAACCTTAGTAGGCTTAGCCGTCTGAACCTGTGGAAATAGGAAATCTCTTATAGCACCCATTGCTTACATTGTAAGCGAGCCTACTTACACTATTTGAATATCTACTCCGCTTTCAGCCATCGTTGCGTAGTGTGTCGCTAATGCTGAAGCGATTGCTCCGCAGATTGTAGTGTTACTAACTTTGCGACCCATTACCCATCCGCCATCACCGAAAGGGAGTTTGACGGCGGATAGGCATTGCTTGGTCAGCTCTTCCTGTCCCGAGTGAGCTAACCGCTGAGATGAAATTGCTCCCAGTAATTCATCGCAGCTTTGGGCATAATCAAGGCCGTCTATTGGCTCGACTCTTATTCCAGCAGGGGCTAACCTAGCGGCTACCGCTGACGCAGTTCTAGCTGAATAGGCAACTAGCTGGACTGGATATTTTCTAACCCATTCGGCTACATCATTGGCCATTGCTTTATCATCAAGATTGGCAGGGTTATGCCAAGTCTGGAGCAATATCACTTGGAACTTATCGCCTTCAAGTCTCTGGCTAGCAACTAACGCAGCTTGCTTCCTATCAGGGCTTAGATCAATAGCCAGCCAAGTATCTGATTCAGGGTTAAGTCGAAGCCCATCAACTTTGCAACTTTCCCATTGAGATGGATTGATAACTGGGTTAATCGTATCGACCCATTGGCATAAGACTTCTGTGCGCACAATATCCTCGGGGTCTGATAAGACGGCTCGGATATTATCGGGATGGACTGTGATACCAAGTGATGGATTAGCTTGGCAGACACCTAGCCAGAAAGTTGGCGAGTTATCGAATTTAATACCGGTCGGCGCTGACCATTCGAACCAACCAATATCATCGTTGGCTCCATAAATAGCAGCCATCGCTCTCTCTCTAAGTTTATTTAAGACGATTGAGTGTTGATCTCCAGCATTTGAATAGACCCATATTTGAGGATTGGCTGAAGCCATTTGGGTATATCGCAAGGCAGACCAGACATCCTCGTCTTTATACTCTCGAGCTTCGTCTAGGTGTATCGTTTCTGGAGCTGCAATGCCTCGACCAGCAGAGTTATTGGCCCTGACGATATATCGGCGGCCTTCTGTAAATTGGAGCTCCTGAAATCCTTTACTTTCCAGCTTCTTAGTAAATTCAGCAGCTAGTCTGGGATTCTGTTCAATAATTCCATAGATTTTATAAAACAATTCAGCTGAAGTAGTTAGCTTATGAGCCGTATGGACTTGCAATTTCTCCTTCAATACATAGATTCTAAATAGAATTTGAAGCGCCATAAAAGTCGATTTACCTTGCTGCCGAGCGCAAAGTAAGGTAACTACTGGGTGAGCCCATCGGCCGTCAGGTTTATATTTAAGCGAGTGATGAGCCAGCCA